CTGTAGATCCCGACGTGAACGTTACCGGGATATTTACCGAAGATCCAACACTAACAACGTTGGCTCCAAGAGAAACAGACAACGGTGTTACTTCCGGAGGAGGTGGGGGTGGGGGCGGCGGAGGCGGAGGAGGCGGTGGCGGTGGCGGCGGGGGAGGAGGACATTCCGGGCCCGTCAAAGTACATTTCGCTCCGCAACTGTCCAAGCCATCAGCCGTCTGGCCGCAAGCGGGAATTTCTCCCTTACAAGTCCCATCCGGTACGCAAGGCGGAGGAGGCGGCGGGGGGGGTGGTGGAGGTGGAGGCGGTGGTGGAGGACATACAGGCCCTGTAAGCGTACATTTATTGCCGCAGTTGTCTACTCCGTCACCCGTCTGGCCGCAAGCCGGAGCCGTCCCTTTACAGGAACCGTCCGACACACAAGGCGGCGGTATTTCGCATCCTGAACAATCATTCCCCCCGCATCCCGGCACAGACGCACATGCTCCGTCAACGCAAGCCTCATGCGGATCACTCTGCCCTTCTGGGCAGGCTCCACAAGCCTGATCATCTGAGCAAACATCAAGACCGCAACCAGCTATGGCAACACACGTTTTACCCGAACAAACCTTGTGCGGGTCCGACTCGCCCACAACGCATTCTACAGTTGGCCCAGTGATCGTTATGAAGAGTACCGCAGTCGCCGTACCTCGCCAATTGGACGCTTCTAAAGTCACAGTCGAAACGCCAATCGTTGACGGTATCCCAGAGATAATCCCAGTCTTTTTATTCACCGACAAGCCTTCCGGCAACCCGGAAGCCCCGTAGGAGGTCGGGTGATGCCTGGCCTGAATCTGATAAGTAAACGTGACGTTGACTTCTCCGGTCACAGCCCCGGCTATGATTTCTGGCGCGTGTCTCCTGTGCTTCTCCGATTGTCCGTGAGCTTGCGCTACAGGCAATGCCCCGAAGAAAATCATCATCGGCAAAACCATTAACCATCCGTGAAGTCTTTTCATAGATCCTCCTATTTTAGCCTCTATGCCAATTCGGCAAATTTAACCGCGATTCCTCTGACGGCGCAGGCGCAGGCGGCTCCTTCGGCGGAACAGGCTCAGTTGATCCCCCGCCAAAACCAAGCACTAGATCAAAGAATGGGATAAATACGTGAGGCGTCGTCACCAGGGTCGTACTCAGCGACGGCCCAACCACCATATTTTTCAGTAAAGCAGGCGGCTCATCGACAAAATCAGTCAAAAAATACCCCAGGTTAATTCCGATCTTGCCCGTATCCAGGGCCTTCAGCGTCCCGTTGTTCTGGGGCACGAAGGTCCCGCCCGCTGATAGATTTAAGAACCGATAATCGACAAGAGAAGCCAGCGCACTCCCGCAGTATTGCCCCGCCTTCACATTGACGGAATCATCGCTCCGCATGGCAATCGCCATTCCTGCCTGCGCGGAACTCCCCAATCTCCATTTTGTCTCAGATTGGAGATCCTGCCATAGATCAAACGCCGCACAAGGTTTAAGTGGTCCGGCTAAAAATAGCCCAATGGCTAATAGAACCTTTTTCATGTAAGCCCCCCTTTATTTTGGAAACGCAGCCGTAAGTAATCCTCCAACGCTTCAAGCGCCGCCAGAAGCGCGCCCCCCGCCCCCGCTTGAAACATCACCGAATCCAACGTCCAGCCGAACCGGGCCTGCAGCGCAACCATCTTGCCGGAAGCAAAGAAAGCCGCCGCCCACTTGACAACAATGATAATGACTTTCCTGGCCGCCACGCTGAAAAGATAATTCTTTGCTTTCAGGACAAAATCCATAGAGTCCCCCGCCGAACAATAAAAGCAAGCTCTCCCAAAAACCCGAGCGATACCTGCTCGAAAATAACGAAGGCCAGAACGCAAACCATCTCAGTCATAGCACAATCCGATAACTCCTTGAACATAATCCGGCGGCGCGCCAACATCGACATGGAGGTGCGCTTGATACAAAAATATCCTGACAAAACCCGCGCTCAAAAGAGCCTGAACCATCCTAAACCGCGCACCGTCCCGCTCTCCGCCTTCGACTAAATGACCAAGCCCAAGATCTACCGCTAAACCCCTAATATGCGCCGAACGGTCAGCTCCCATCGCAGCGGCATTAGCCGCGCATGACCGTAAACCGGAAGTGATGAAAAATGGAATCCCCGCAACTTCTCGCGCGGTATCTAACTTAGACATGAGTTCCGGCGCAAGCCCGACCATTAATGGATCTTTCTCCGGCGTGAACCATTTAAAAGTCACGGCCAGTTCTCATCTTTGTTGTCGGCTCCATGCCCGTCAAAATTATCCACATTGCGGACATACCCACACTCGTCACACGTCCACCGAATATTGCCTCCACCCCATTTCTGAAAACTCAAGAACCTGTCTTTCCGTTCGTCCAGACATTTCGGACACAACAACGTCGATACACGCTTGCGCGATTCCTTATCCATGCTGAAAAATGCGTCATTTCCAGTATTTCAAGACAAGACCCATTCCAATCTGAACGATGAAAACAGCTCCCGTCATCGTCCATTGAAATTTCTGCAAAACTTCTATTCCGGATCTTAGAACTTCATGCTTAGACTCGTATTCCACGCGGCTGATGAAATTGCCGCGCTCGGCTGTAATCTGCGTACGCAGCTCATTCATTCCCTCCAGCCGTCGGTCGATTTCTTTTTTTGCGGTATCGACCGCCTGCGTGGAATACTTGAGTTGCTCTTCCAAGCGAACGATTTTCTCAGATAAACATTGAATTTGAGAAGGCTCGCTTTGATCAGTAGACCTTCGTTTCAACCCACCGCCGTCAATCTCTGTAATCGAATTAAGCCTCCTTAGGCTGGCTCTGTCGGCGGCGGATTTACCTTGTCCAGCTCAGCCTGCACTTCCGCGTTGTCGCCCTTTAAGTCCGCAATCGCGCCCGTCACTTCGTCAACGAGCGGCTGCAAGTCCGCTCCGCCCGGAACCGCCGCGATCAGCTTTTCTACCGCCGCGATCAAGTCCCTGGTTTCCTTCAACTGCTCAACCACCGCGTCTCGCAAGTCTTTTACCGCCGCCAATGCTTCTTCTAATGTTTTAGCCATTTTCTTAAACTCCTTTGTTAATTTTTTGAACTGCTTTTCAAAATAAACGCATTCTTTTTTTGTCATCTATTTACAGATCGTCCCAGTCGAGAGAACAAAATCATTCCCAGCCCCAGGAGCCGTTGTGATTGTGGAAATACAAACTGTTCCAGAACCGCCGTTAGCAGCGCAATTATTGCAATATACCATCTGCCCAACGACAGAAGGCGTACTTGCGGCAATCTGCGCGATTGTTTGACTGATGAGTCCTACGGTCACCGAAGAAATCACGACTCCCGCATTCTGAGACAATCCCCAATCATATCCATTGGAAACAGGGACCGATCCGTTCGGACTCTGCGGCGGCAACGTTTCCGTATAGCGCGTCGGAACAGCATACAGCAATCCAACAACAACCGTAACAGCAAAAACACTACCTAGCAGCTTTTTCATTTTGTTTTTTCCTTTTGTATCTAGTATAGTGGTTTATGATCTGCAATAAATGCCAGATCGATAAACCCATCGACAGTTTCAAGAATCGATACCATCAATGTACGTCCTGTCGTTACAAATGGAACCAACAATGGTTTCTTAAACATCCTACGTATAGAAGAAATTATCTGAGAAAATATAGGAACAATAATCCAGAAAAATATAGACGATATCTTCTTAATTCGAGAGCCTACCAAAAAGAATGGCGCAAAACACATCCTTTGTATCAGGCACAATATAGAGCAAAAAAACATGCACAAGATAGAGCAAAAAATCGCCTTTACTTTACCTTGTATAGACGGAAATATAGAAAAACTCATAAATTGTGGAAGCATAAAGAACAAAAAGCGCGTGCGGCAGTTTATCGCGCTATTCGTTTCGGAAACATGACTAAAAGCTCCTGTCGGGACTGTAAAATTATTGAGAAAGTTCAAGCTCATCATCCAAATTACGACCGTCCCTTAGATGTCATTTGGCTTTGTCAGCAATGCCATCGAAATGAACATAGAAAATGATCATTTTCCTTTTCCTTGATATTTCTTACTTAGGAAATCGCTTAATTGAGCCGGAATTGTTCGTCCTACATTCGCCGCTGTACTGCCTGCCATTTTTGGGATACCTTCGCCAACAAGAAGATCGTGAATCGCCGCAGCCGTCTTAGCAGATAATCGATAGCCTGCGGCGTCCGCCATCTTTTGAACGAAGGACTTTCCTAAACTCATCCCACCACGCCCAGCTATATCTCTAAGCTCTCCGCGTTTCTGGAGATGTTCCAAAGGATGAAGTCTCGTTTGTTCTTCTAATAGGTCAAGATATTGTTTTCCCTTATCAGCTCCAAGAGTTTGAACAATTCCGGCATTATTCTCACGACTCAAAGCATTCGCTACGTCAGTCTCCGCCGTGATGGGCTGATACATCTTGTTTCCAGCCGCATACTTATTTATGTCCGTTGCCGCTTCCGCATACCCTGCATGAGTCGGAGGCCTGGAAACGACATCTAACGGAGCTTGCCCTAACTCAGCAGCTTTGGGAGTTTGTCCGACAACTTCAATCCCCTTGGCTTGCAAATCCTTGAAAGGGACATTCCCAGTTGTTTGAATTCCTGTCAATTTCGGATCACCGTAAACTTTATAGGACGACACGCCTGTAATGGGGTCGTTATAATCAAAGAGCGCAACGGGTTTCCCTGTCATCGGACCTTTTGCGACAACAGGCAATTTACCCGTCGCTTCCCGAACGGCCTCTATCGTCTTTTCAACAGCTGGAGCTTCTGCCGAACGTAAAGATTTTGGACCGTATTTTCTCATCACATAATTTTTAACTTTCTCAAGAATTCCAGATTGAGCTGGACCCGCTTCTGCTCTCAAATTGCCGATTCCTTCGCCCGTTGATTCGAGTAAAGATTCTAGTTGCTTATCTCGTCCAATGCCTGTGCTCCAAACATCAGCCAATCCCTTATCACGAGCATATTTTGCCGCTTTATCAAGGCCTACTCTTCCCTCGCGACCTTGTGCCATCCTCGCAATCTGCCCCATCGTTCCACCAAGACTCTTTAAAGTCTGATTGTCAGCAATACGCCCAATCGAAGGGACGATATTTTCAGTATTCGGAATAAGCTTTCCAACCGTCGGAATTTTACTCGCCGCTGGCAACGCATCGCTCAATACAGACCCCGCCGCTTTTCCTGCCAGCCCAACCCCCAGCTTTCCAAGACCATAAGCTCCTTGCGCGGCCAAAGCGTCAGTTACCGATACATCCTGAAGGCCAGGCTCATTCCTGATCTCACTTTCAGGAGCCATCAGAATGGGTTTTCCCGCCTGAATATCCCATCCATGCGATGAAGTTGTATCCGGCTCAATAGTTTGACCGAACAATCCAACTTCAGAAGGTGGCGGCTCATCTGTAAAAAGGCTGTCCAAAGAAGCGTTAGGAGGCGGTTCGTCAGTAAAGAGGTCGTCGTTCATTTTTTAAGATGATATTTACCAGTCGATGGAACCCATACGTATGTTTTCCCGCCCCTTTGCGTTTCCTCTCCTTCTGGCCCAATGGACTGCTTGCCTAAAAACTTTTGGATTCCAGTTGCGATAGGATGAGTTGCCTCAAATTCTTGGCCACGTTGTGTCCTAGCGAGTTCTCCCGCCTTCAAATCTTCAATCTGTTTCAAACGCGCCTGTTCTTGAGCTTTCCTTTGAGCTTCAAAAGTCAACTCATGCAAAGAGTGAGACTCTTCCGCTCTCGTTTTGCTTTCTTCATAACTTAATGCGCTCTTGGCCGCTTCCTCTGCCGTGTTGCCTGAAACTTTATTGATTTGCTCATCAGTCCATCCCAATTTTAAGAGCGTCGGCCTTTGTGCATTTTGAGCTATTTTCGACAGCGGACTATTCGGGTCATCCATCGACATTTTCATTTCCGCCTGTATCTGAGCCATCTTTCCGCCCTGCGCCCGCTCCATCGTGGCCATCGTGTCATCCATTGTCTTGTTCTGCTGATTCGTGATGCTCTGCTGAAAATTGGACGGCCCCGCCCGCGCTACACCTTGCATGACCGCATCGGCAAACCCGCCGCCAGCTCGCGCAAGAGATGGAAGAAAACCAGCGTTTGATTTCGTCAACGCCGCCCGCATCGCCATCTGTTGCTCGGGCCCGTATTGGTCCATACCGGATTTGTAGCGGCCCAGCATCTGCTGTAGCGCGTCAGGCTGGACATCCTGCCCCATCCCTGGCAACGGTTTTCGCGGCACAACAGGCGAAGGAGCCGGAGGTCCGACAAAAGGCTGTTTGGTCTGTTCATCATCAACAATCCCGCCATCGGCTAAATAAGGCGTCAAACGACCTGCCATCGGATTGTATGGGTCCTTAGAGTCGCCTTTCTGCTCTTCCTCTTCTTCAGGACGGTAATTATCCATTTAAGTAACTCCTGCTAACCCTGTTATTCCAATTTGTAGAATATCGCCATGGCCGAAATCTGGAAAGATGTGCCTGGATATAAAGGTTTTTATAAAGCATCCAACTTTGGAAGAATTAAAAGGCTCTATAAAACAAAAGAAAAAATACTGTCTGCAAAACCACGAATCAATAAACCACGATGCGGATATATTTTTGCAACATTGAGCAAACATGGAACGGATAGAGATTATCCTATTCATCAAATAATTGCGTCGTGCTTCCTGTCGCCAAAACCTTTTAAAAAGGCCGAAATAAATCATAAAGACTTTGTCAAAACAAATAACCGACCTAATAATTTGGAATGGTGTACTCATGCAGAAAACATGAGACACGCTTTTAAGCGCAATGCTAATATCAGAAAAACCGCATTTTCTTTTGGAATCAGAACACGTGAAATTAACAATAAGCTGACCAAACAACAAGTCATAGAAATCCGCAATATGCTTGCCAATGGAAAACCGTGTCGTGATATTGCTTCTATTTTTCATGTTTGCAGAAAGAGCATCGGAAATATAAAACACGGAAAAACTTGGTCATGGCTAAGCAGTCCCCATTCGCAATTCCCTTAATGCCTTCAATATAGTTGCAACATCATGAGAATGAATTTGCGGAGGTGATTCTCCAAGCATTCCCAAAACTTCGGGAAGATTCTCCTGCGTTGTCGTTCTACTTAAAATCGCCTCACCTGGGCTGAGCATCGCATGGACTTTGTCATTTTGAACAGAATCCCCAGGCACCTTTGCTTTACCAGGAACCACCCCGCCGCCTTCTAAACAAATCCCACCGCCGTGATAGCACCCTTCATGATCGGAGACAATTCCGCCATGCGCTCCGTAACCAGAGTAGCTATTCTGACCATATCGCATCGGCTGAGTCGTCGCTTGTTTTGCCGCCATGCCTGCCGCCGGACTACCAAATGCAGTAATTCCTGACCCAATCAGCCCGCCCCAAAGTCCAGCTTCCTGCTGCCCAGCAGCCGTCGCTTGATTAGCTTGCTGGCCGGAAATATTCGCTTGTCCGCCCGCCTTCTGGATCGCATTCTGAAAGACCTGTTGCGGAAGTTGCGTGTTGTACATCGTCCGCTGATTAGCCAACCCCGTATTCTGGTTTCCAACGTTCTGCGCGTTCTCGGTATTGTAGGCGTTGGCCTGCTGTCTCATTTGAGCGTTATTGGCGGCCGCGTTCTGCTGGTTCTGAGCGTTAAATTGTTGCATCGCATTCTGAGCGGCGGAAACCGTGTTGGCTTGCGTATTCTGCTGGCCTTGCAACTGCCCGCCTAACTGTCCGCCCTGCGCCATAGCGTTTACGGCCTGCTGATAAGCTTGCGCTTGACCTTGAAGAGCGTTCTGATAGGCTTGCTGGGCATCTTGCCCCGCATTCATGCCGGAAGTTGCCATCTGAATCATCGCCGCCGGAGTCCCACGCGCCGCCGCCGCTTGTTCCGCCGCGCCACGGTTGCCGCCAACCGCCTGATTCATCGCCTGAATCGTTTGGGCTTGCTGAGCGCGTGAAACAGGCGTTCCTTCCGCTCCGGCGTTCGCCACGCCAGAAAGCTGATTGAGGGCCGCAATCTGTGCGGCAGTTCCTTCCTGTGGAATGTTTTGAGTGTTGTAGGCGTTGCTTTCCTGAAGATACGCTTCCATCTGAGCTGGCGTCATCAGCCCTGCATTGACATATTGCTGAAGTTGCGGAAGCGTCAGTTGTTCAATGCCCGGAGCCTTGATCGCATCAAAACGCGCCTGGGCTTCCCTTAAAGCCCTGACCGCATCTTCATTTTTGCCGCCCGTCAAAATGTCCATTAAACCCATAAAATTCTCCTACCCAAAATCAGGACGATTCATTGGAAAGAATCCAGGACGATAGCCTGTATAAGGAACTTCTTTAGGTGGCGGCGTTACTGTTGAAGGAATAGGCGGCATAATACCCGGACCAGGACCACCGCCCGTCGAAGGAACTTCAGGCGAAGAAGGCAATACCGAAGGAATCGGCTCCGCCGCAAGAGCTCTCCCTGCATATTGGTCAGAAATAAGGCGATTCAACGCTTCAATAGTCGCCGCATCCGGATTTACTCCTTGCCCTGGACGCGACCTAATAACAGCTTGCGCCGATTGTTGAGGCGTCACATTTTTCCAACCACCAGGAACGTTTGCGTTCGTAAGACCATAGGGATTTCCGTAAAGACTGGCTATATCGTTCATATACTGAATCTGTCCAGTTGGATCTTGAGCCGTCCCGCCAATGGCCGGGACCGTATATGATCCGGCTTGCCCGATATCTTCTTGATTTAAACGCGGCATATAATCCGCTCCAAGTAATTGTGCTAGTGCCGCATCTTCACCATATTGGCCCGCTGTCGCTGTATTCGCTAATGTTCCCGGTTGCGTAATGGGCTGACCGCTTAGATATTGAGCAAGTCCACTTAATTGAGATTGCGGATCAATCAATCCTCCAATTCGAGTATTTTGCTCAGCCCCGGATATCGGATTGCCAGCCATATTCCTTACATTGCCTGTATATTTACTGATCGCATCCTGTTGAGCTTGAAGAAGCCGACGTTGATAATCCTGAGCATTAGTTTGGTTCTTTCTGACAGCCTCATTGTAGGCATCCCTATTTTTATTCGTTGTCGCTAATTGTGTATCCAACGTATTTCCAAAATCTTGCGTTACTGGAATGGCTTGATCACGTGCATATTTCGCTGACTGTTGTGCCGATTGCTGCGCCGGAGACACTAACTTGTTAGCCGACTGCACCGCCTGGTTCAAATAGTCCGTCAAACCTCCGTACTGCCTGGTCGCGTCCGTCACCATCTTCTGAGCGTTCGGGTTGGCTTGCAACAACGTCGTGTCCAGCGTGTTCATTCCAGGCGTGTACTGACCCGTCGCTTTACTCTTCAAATAGTCCGATAACCCGCCGGAGGAGCCTAGGAGCCCAGCGTTCTGCACCGCACTCGATACGTCACCTTGGACCTTGCCGTACGGAGAAAAACTCTCAAAGTTCTGCGGACCCGTGTAGGCGTTGTTCAGTTGCTTTTGAAAAGCCGACACATCCCCCGCATTCTTCACAAACCCAGCCGGGTCACTCGTCGCCCGCTTGACCAGATCAGGATTGGCGGCCGCATATCCGCCAGAAACCGCCGATCCGAAATCACTGCCCGCTTTATTGATGTCGCCTTGCAACTGGCCATACTGCGTGTTGAATTTTCCGGCAATATCAGAACCCATGCTCTCAATCTGTGGCGCGTTGGCCGAGAGATAATCCGACAGCTTTGACGCACTCGACCCGAACTGCGTCGAAGTCGCCTGGGTAGGTGCAGATCCCGCACCGCCCGCACCTGCACCCGCCCCAGTCGATCCGGTATCCGGCGGAGCTTCAGGACTCGGGGTCGTTGTCCCCGTCGGACCGAATTTGTTTTCTTCCGATTCGTCAATTGCCGGATTTACAAATGCCATTAAAGTGACCTCATATAATGACCAGCGTCAGATTGTAAATCGTCCCTGCCGTCAGGCCCGCAATGTTGTCAACCACAACCAAATTACTGCTCACATGCCAAAACGCCTGAACCGCCGAGGCCGGATGAGTGGACGGAACACCCGTCCAAACATTCGCCACCAACACCGCACTCGGCTGAATCCTGAGCGGATTGGTAAACGTGAACGTCGTGATCGTCGCCGCCGTGATCGTCTTAATTAGAATTTGCGGACTCACCAAATTCTGCATCGTTACGCCGCCGTTCAAGATGTCGTAGACGGGCGAAATGAAATTGTTCAACATCGCAATCAATGACTGCATCCCTTCCTGCCACGTCTTTTCACGAGAGACTTCCTCCCATTTAAGACGCTGGATCGTCGGAAGATTCGATTGATTAGCCACTATCGCCCCCGCGTCCCGACCACATCAAATATGCCCGACAACCCGCTCAGAGACAAACTTGTGAAAGCTTGCGTCAGTTGCAATTCAATAATCACCCAATGCGCGTACGCCGTGTTCGTTGTCGGATACGCCGGAATCACTTGCTCGGCAATCGTCGCTACGCCCCACGGAAAAGTCCCCCAGGCAATTACGCCCCATCCGCCAGAAGCTTGCGGGCTGAGCTGTTGAAGTTCCGGCACGTTCGCATAATCCGACGACCAAAACACGTCAATCGTCTCGAAATTCGCATTCTCAAACATGAACCCCCACCAGGAAAACTTCTTGTTGTACTGGGCAAACCCGCACGTAATGGGCGCATACTGAATGTCAGTCGCAATCGACCGATAACTTTGCGCGGACCCCGCCACAAAACCCGTCGCATCATCCACATCCACAACGCCGCCGACAAGATCGTTGCCCGTCACTTGCGTCGAATATTGATTGCCAAGCGTGGTCTGCTGAATCACATCGCCGATCTCCACGTCGGCAGAGCTGACAAGCGTCAGCGTATTGTTGGTTGTGCTCGTCGAGCTGATCGTGACGGTATACAATTGGTCGGAATAATCAAGATTGGTCAAACTCTTTCGTTCCTCAAAAACATTGCCGTTCTCATCAGTCACATACATCTTGTTATTTGAAGGATTTACGATTGCCGCCGAACAAGCCCGCGTCCAGAGCGTCCAAGCCTGCGTAATCCAGTTGTAGACGTGGGATTGTTGCGCAATCGTGTCGGAACCAATGACGGGCGAGAATAAAAAGTATTTCCGATCGCTTTCGTAAGTCACGCCATACGCTAAAGACGTGAAATTTGGCAAAACAGCCAACGCCTCAATATCTTTTTCAATAGCACGGCTCTGAATCTGAGTCCCGCCCGCCGCCACGCTGCAAATGCCCTGCGAAGAGTTGAAATAGATCGAATTGTTCAAAATGCGCGGCGTCTGAAGGCCAATAATCAAGGCAGAGGAGTCAAAAAGCACCACTTGCAGATTCGTCGGGTCCGTCCCTGTCACGCGAAAGATTCCGGCGTTGGAAAACAGGTAAACGGCGTCCTGTAACGCTAAAGCACGATACAAAACTACGCTGATGTCACCCGTCTGCACAGGCACATCAAAAATAAGCGGCACAGCTTCCGGTTGGCTGATCTTTGAAACGATAAAATGGCCCGTCTGCTGTAAATTCCCACTCAAATAGGTCGCCGCCGCCGTCGGGAGTACAGGCGTCCAGCAAGTCGTACGCGAAGAATTGGCGTAAAACGTCCCCTGCTGAAGGTTGCGGGCCGTAATGATGATTGACCCAGGCAAAATCGACGTGCCAGTCTGATAATAGGCATACCAGAGCGTGTTGTTTGGGTCTTGGTTAATCATGGCGGTCAGATTCCGCGCCGTCGCATCAATATTCTGGGCAATCGTGCCGCCAGTCACAATGGCAAACGTTCTGAGCGCAGCACTGTTCCCCACCGCACCCGTGTAAACATAAGCCGCCGCACTCGTCGTGTCCGTCAGCGTGAACGTGTCACCGATCTGTATGCCGCTCGGAGCACCTACCGCGTCCATCGTCACGTTCGCCTGCTGGATCGTCTGCCAGTTGACGTAAAAGGTCATACCGTTAAAAGTCGTGATGTCCTGCGCCAATGGCGGCGGCGTGTTCGGAAACGGGCTCGGCTGGCTGTCCGCCGTATAAAGGTAGGCCCCTAGGAGACTGTCAGGAATAGAATCCGTGATCGTTAACGTCCTGGCCGTTATCTCTCCAGCCGTCGGGATTCTCACAATCGCAAGCTGGAAATTGTTCCCCGGCACAATCGCCGAACTCGCCGTGGCAGGCGTACGGTAGATTTGCAGAAAATGGCTCGTCGTAATCGTCGATGGAATCGTCACCGTCAGCGTCACATTTTGAGTCGTTCCCGCCGCATTGGCCAGAAATGCCCAGGATGACGGCGCACCAAGAATCAAATTGTTGTTGGCGTCCGTATACCCCCACACGACCGAATAGGCCACTTGTGAATTCGTCACCATCGCTGATCCAACACCCGCCAAAGCCGCCAACACGTCCAACGCCGGAGGACTGCCCGCTTGTTGCGGCGTCCCGGTCAACCCGGCAATCTTGTAAATCCCATTATTGGTCGTGAAATAGAAGTTGCCGTTGGCCTGAGTCGAATTGACGAAGTTGCCCGTCGGCGGATAATACGTGCCGGAGTACGCTACCCAAGTCCCGAGCCCGTCAGAGTCATACATCAAGCTGCCGTTGGACGTGTACCAAACAAGCTCCGACATGTAGATAAAACCCTTCAGCGCATAATTGGCCCCTAACGTCGCTAAACTGGTCCCGTAAAAATCAAACCCACGCCGCGTTTCGGCAATGCCGGGCCGATCAATCACGATATTCTCAGCAATCGTCATCGCGCCCGGCGGCACTTCGGAAAGCTGGTTTGAAAACGTAAAAAGGCCACGATTTTGAAGCTGAACGGTCGGAAGCATTTAGTCGCCCTGGCCCCCCGTAATTTTGTTCTGCACGGCATTCTTAAATTGTGCCCCAGTCCGCGCCGATGCCGCCGGAATCAACAAGCTTCGGATCGTGTTAATTTCGTCCAATACCGTCATCAAGATCGCTTTTTGCAGAACCGTCAAAGGATGCGTGCTTGCCGTCAATTCCGATCCCGCTTGCGAGCGTAGAGCCGCGATAATTTGCGCCGCTGTCGGCGGCACAGGTCGATGAGCTGTGACAAAAGTGTCGTAAGCAGCCTGTGTTATAAAATCAAAAGGAAAACCAGTTTGTGTTACTAAAACCGTCACTGTGGCAATATCCATTCCATCATAAGATGCAACTTTTTCGCCCGCCGGATCGTGAATTTGAACAAATAGGTTTGCCATTTTATCGAATCCTTCTGGCCGACAGGCGACCCTTAAATTGAGGCGTGGCTACCGAATAGATGGCATACATCTTAGCGTACACCGTTGTCGTTCCTGACAATGAGAATCGGCGTTCTGGAATAGAATTAGTAACTTCTGCGGTTGAAGTAAGAGTTATGTTGTTTGTAGATTGCGTATCTCCTTCAACAAGCCCTGTGTTGAAATTCCCCGCAGTGACCGAAATGCCGAGATCGTACCGAGTTACCGTTGCACCATTCGCGTAAATGGCGCATGAAAAAGTCACGTTCCAATCACCAGCCGTCAAGGAAATACTCGTTAAGTCTCCAAACTCTCCTGAAGTAGGAGCACTCGAAAAACCTGCCAACGAAGTTACATACTCTCCAACCATGCCAGTCGCCGCGCTATCGTTGGTGGTTGTTCCTCTTAGAATAACCCCCGCAACTCCGATACTAGCTTGAATTACGCCATTAGCGGCTAAGCCAAAAGCGTTAGTCCCGAACCGATACATTCCACAATCTTGATCGTTATTAAATGATATGCCTGGAAGAGAAACGGTCCCGTCCGCAAAAAGCGCAGCCGCCGAGAATGTTTGCTGTCCCACAACCGTCTGGGCCGCCTGGGTCATCATGAAACTGGCCGTCGTTCCGGCATCGGGGATCGTATAGACGCGGCTGGCCGCCGGAGCCGGAGAAGTTATAGTCGTAGTATTGGTCGTTCCGAGAACAAGCTGGTTCGTAACAGCCGTCAATGTCTCGGAGGCAAACGTCGGAGTGGCTGCGACGTTGATGTTCTGGGGAGTCGAAAGCGTGATCGTGCCTGATCCCAACGTCGCTACAATTTGGTTGGCCGTTCCGGTAATCGTCCCCAATACGGGAATGTTCCCCGTGGAACCAATCAAAAACTGACCATTCGTCGGAGCCGCCGTCGAAGCAATGACGCCAGCCGCATCGCTGTAAAGAAACGATTTGGCCGTGAAAGCCGCATTGGAAATAATGACGCCGTTGTAAACGAGCCGATCTGAAGAATCCACTCCAAGCGTCAAGTTTCCGCCGTTAGCCGCATTACGCCACTCAATCAAATCGGCATTCGCTAACCGTACAATTCCCGCCGTAGCGATATTGGCCGTGCGCGATTTGTAGTAAAGCGACACCAACCCGAAACTGCCGCCCAGGTTCGCATCCGCCGTCAGCGTGATCGTCCCGCCAGCCGTCGTGAAGTTGCCCGTCGCTAAAGCAATGAGATAGGCGGAAAGATTGCCTGCGCCTTGAGCCCAGCCTGAATCACCGTAAGCCGGGATACTATAAAGATTATTTACGTACGAAACCGAAGTCGAAATGTTAGTCCACCTCTAAATATCTTTTAACTTCCGTAAGATATTTCTCATAAAAACCAAGTTTCAAATTGCAACTTGTGCAGAGCAATCCTCTTACTTTGCCTGTCGCATGGTCATGGTCAACAGAAAGCCATTGTTTTTGCATCCTCTTGCAAATAGCACATGAACCTTTTTGTTCGGCAAACATCAATTCATAATCCGCCATGGTCATTCCAAATTTATTCAATAAAACCTGACGCTCCAAAATCCGATTGTGTTCGTAATTTCTGGCCCTCCGTTCACGATCCTGTTTTCTATAAAGCTCTGGAACTTCAGCGCGTCGCTTTCTATTCCACGCATTAATACATGATTTGCACCCACCACCAACAAAAAGTAATTTAGAACTCCGATAATGTCCGTTAGAACAGTAAAGATTGCAATATCCTTTTCCTTCTACTCCACGATTTTGCCTAACTTTTGGATGCGCTAATCTATACGCTTTTACTTTTAAATAGTTGCACATTTTGCAAAGAGGGTCTATCCGATATTCATCTCGACGTTTTCTGAAAACCATTTCATAATCGGGTTTCTCGATGTTACAGCGGTTACATTTCATCGACAGAACGGGAACCCAAAACCCGAACCCCACCAAGACCCTAAATTACGATTGACAATCTTCTTCGGAGTTCCATCAATGCGAGGGCTCACCGTCCGCGCAAAATCAACCGCCATGTCCTGATACCGCCGCTCGGCAATCGTCAGATTCTGCGTGTCTCCCAACGCCTCCAAAATCTTGATCGCCCCGCGCTGCGCCAAAAGCGGAAACATGTCGTAGGGAATCTGCGGAACACACGACACCATCGACGGACAAACCCAGTCGCCTACCGTTAAACCAACTGGCAGCCTCGGTAACGCCACGCCCGTCACAGGGTTTGTCCCAGGACTCGAAAACGTCAGCGTGTAAGGACCGCCAGCCGGAAGACTGACCGCGCTTACCGTCTGGTCGTCCTGCCTGGAAGTAAATTGCGGAGAATTCGGAATAATGTCGAAAGTAGTCGCCGTCGTCCAGCTCGTATCGGCATTGTCCAGCGTCACAACAAATGTTCCCGTATTAATCGCCGTGATCTGCCCGCAATTGTCTGACGAGGTAAGATTGTTTGGACGCCTCTTAATCTTCATGCGCAACAAGTACTGCGTCGGGACGCCGGAGTTCGGCGGCCAAAGAACTACCTGGTCGTTCACCAACACAAACCCGAACACGTAAAGCGGCGGATTGCCGCCAGCCGGGAAAGTCAGCTTCAAATATTCAGGAGCCAGGTCGGTGAGATTGATTTCCATGCCGTTCGTATCAACGAACACCACGTCCCGCCACGTCGCAAAAGCGGCACGCGGAGGGATCGTGTAATTGTAAGTGCCCGCTACAATCGCCTGGTCAAAATTCTTGACCCAAAACTCCTCCTGCGCCGCCAGCACTAACGGAACAATCGTCGAGCGCATCTCCTCGTCCAGAAACGTAATCACATCATCCGGCTGAATCGCGCCCGCCGCGTTCGGAGCCAAAGTCCGACGATACGCGCTGGCTACAAGCGATTGAGCCGACGACCCCTGCGTCCCCGTCGCATCAACCGTAAAGTCGATTGTCGCCGTCATCGTTTGCCGTGAAGCTGCTGCATCATCGAAGACATGCCGCCAATCCCTTTCAGACGGTCTTTGTCCTCCTTCTTCTCAAGATCGTCGTCGCCCGACGATAGTTTTCCGCTTTCCGCCGTCGCTCTCATCAACGGCTCTATCGTAATCTTGACCCCGCCCGATTCAGACGATTCCGGCTTGGCGTTGTCCGCCGCTCCGCTGACCGCTGAATCCGCGTCGCTGAATAAAGATTTCGATTCGATGCGGTCTAAATCCCCAAACATCTTGTTGAATACGTAATTCTGCACGTCCTCGTCCGACATTCGCTTGACCATACAGCCCCCCTAAAGTCCCGCGCTCAACGTCGCGTTATGCGCCTGCGTTCCGCCCGTCGCAAACGTCGTCGCCACCAGCGTAAAGTTGTTCGTCGATTCCGTAATCGTGGTTGTCAGACCCGTCGATCCAGGCACGACCGCGTAAAACGTCACAACTCCCAACACCGATGTCGCTCTCACGGTATTGATAATCCGCGCCGTCACAGACGCATTGATCGCCGCCGCCAGTGCCGCCGCGTTCGCCGTCACAGAACCCGCCGTGATGTTGTATTCATTCGCCACCGCACCCGAAGCCCGCGCCGTAAACGCCACGCCGTTAATCGTCACCGTGTCGCCCGCCGACGGATCGCCCGTAAATGTCCCGGTCGTCGAAGCCGATACCGCCGTGTCAAAATAAACCACGTTGATGCCGCGCCCAGCCGTCGCTTCCGCCTCCAGAAACCCCGCAATCTTCTGAATCGACGCCCAAGCTCCCGCACCCGTGGTCAGCGAACTACCACCAACCCCTGTCGGCGCAATCTCACTGGCCGTCGTCAATGCGTCGTTTGTCGTCGTCACAACCAAAACAAATTTACTCGAAGCCATGATTAGTCTCCTTGTCTACACTCCCTGGGGCCGCCACAAGCCCCCAGGGTTTATATGAATCTTTGCAATCTTATTGTTTCGCAATAAGATTACTGGTTCACGATCGCGCTAATGAGAATACCCTTCGCCGGAGCGTTTAAAAACGCCGCCTGCAAGGTGTAGCATCGCAACTCATAGGCGGTGTAGCCAGGAAGCTGAAGGAAAAATTCTCCAGGCATCCCAGGCAGCGTGAACGTCAAGTCCGTCGCGCCAGTCCGCTGACACCGCTTCATGGGCAGAATAAATGCGTAACCCTGCTTCATGAAGATGTGCGGAACCAGCTCGATCTTTCCGTTCGGGCCCCAGAAGGTAAGAGCCGTGAATCCGTTCTCAGCCTCCGCGCTCTTGTACGAACTGTCGTAACGCCGCGCGCCTGCCTGGCTCGTCACGATGTTGGCAAAGGTCGTCGGATTGACATAAACCACCACATCCTCAATCAACCCACGAGCTGTTCCCAACGCCACCGCACTTTGAACCTTTCCGAAATTCAACGCTGTGGAAGCCGCCGAGTACGTGTTGGCCTGCCACAACGCATAAGTCGTTGCCGAGATGTTGAACAACGACCCCGTATTGACCAGGATGTTGTAGAACCCGTTCATCTCGTTGCCAACCGCCGCGTACGGATAGATCTGCACAGCCGTCGCGCTGGCCGTCTGCAGAGCCGTCATGTCACCCGCCACACCGCTCACGCTAATCACCCGCGTCGACGGATTGACCGCCGTCACGATGACAGGGCCAAGCGTATTTACTTTCACCGTTCCAGCCGTCGTGTACAAGTCCAATGCCATGTTTTCAACGCCGGACCAAATACCCGTCGCCCATTCCGCTAAGTCAATCGTCAAAGTCCCGGTCGCGCCAGTTCCCGTGTTGACCGAACTCTGCCCCATTGTCCCCGTCGCCGAATTGCCCCACATCAACTCAATTTCAATGAACTTCGACATCGATTGAGTCAACGCATCAACAATCAGCTCGGTTGCTTCCACAAACGCACGCACGCCGCCGGAGGCCGCTTTAGCCGCCACGTCATAGGTGATCCGGTCCGCCAACGTCATCCCTGCTCCCTGAATCTGCGCGTCGCCCATCGTCGAAGCAATGGGATTGTTCAACGCCACCGCGCCCACTCCGAACGTTAAACCCGACGGAAGAGAAAGCAACACGGGCTGATGCAACATGCGCCCTTCCCGCTTGTCGTTCTCAACGAACTTGACCCGCTTCTGCAACACCGAACTTTCCGGCACTAAGTTGACAATCGCGTCCTCGTACACGTCTTTAAACAAACCCGTAAGGGTTGTCTGGGTTTCAAATTGGCTACTAGCCATGTTATTTCTCCTTTAGTTTTTTTAGGAGAACCTTATACTTCTAGCGAGTTGTGTTTTGGAGAGAGGTTCGAGAGGTCGGTTCCACTCGGGAAGAGAGGTCTCAAATGTCGGTCCGTATGTCCAAAAGCTAACGCGGTTCTCTACTTCTTGTTCTTCAGTGAATCCAAATAGTCGTGAAACTGGTCCGAATTAATCGTCTTGCGCTCGCTGGTCCGCTCACGCGGTTTGCCAGTCGATTCCTTCGTGTCCTTCTCGGCAGCTTTCACAGCTTTCAAAAAGTATTTGCGGACCTTCTCGGCATTCTCTTTGCCAAGCTCCTCGACAAGTTTGTCCTCGTCAAGAGCGTCATAATAAAGCTTCTGATATTCCTTCAGCTCCGTCCTTACTTTAGCCGCCGCGTCTTTGGCTGTGCAAGGCTGATGCGCTAAGTAACTCACCCGCATCACGTCCGCTACACGCTTGGCTAACTGCGCGCCAATCGGCGTGTCAATGTTCGGCAACCCAATCTCCGCCAACGCTTCTTTGATCTGTCCCGACAACTGCGCCATCGCCTGCTGTACGCGAACCTGGTTCTCCTGCGCTAAAAGTTGCTCCGACCGAGCCTTTTCACTAGCCGACAACTCCGCAATGCGTTCATCACGCTCCAAAATAGCGCGGTCCCGCTCGTCCATCGTCTCGCGCTTGTAAACGTTCTCATAGTACCACCGTCCGACCGTCTCCTTGATCGGATCAGAAATCTTCGTCGATTGCAAAATCTTCTGTAGCGCGACTTCAGGCGTCAACCCTACCTTCGGATTAAAAAGAACTTGCGCCGGATCGGTTTTCAGAAGATCCAGAAACTGCGCCGTCTCAGTCTGCAACCGCGCCAGTTCGCTGATGCGCGGCTCAAAACGAATTCCTTTGTGAACGTACGTTTCTACTTCATCCGGTCGCAACCAGAACTCTTTGCCATCAACAAGATATTTCTGCTTGCCAGCGTTCGGGTCTACGGGAAGAGGCTCTTTACCGCCGCCCTTTGCTTCAATAGGCTTTTCAGGAACCTTGCCAGCGGCTTTATCTGTAATTCCCTTAACGAGATTCTTCGCTGTCTCGCTGGCCCCCTTAACTTCCGCGACGCCTGCCTCAGCCATTACTCACTCCTAAACCGCAACAGCGAACTTCCGCCAGCACCCGTCGACACCGCCCACATCGCACCCGTGTACGGCTCAGAACCATCCGGCGTAAAAGGAACACTAGACCCACCTACCAAATAAAATGAGCCCGTCGTCAAACTGATCGAAAATGCCGCCGCCGTGTCACCGGAAACCGATGCCGTAGAAGGCCCCACCAAGTAAATCGTGTTGGTGCTGGTGTTGATTAACCAAGTCCGCTTAATGTTGGCATTCTTCGTCAAAACCTTCGTCGGAGAAGCCGCCGTATTGGAAACTACCACGCCGCCCGTGTCCACAGGATCAACCGCTAAACTATATGCCCATAACCCATAACTGAAAATCCCGGTCAAAATCAATGCAAAGAATGCTGTTTTCATACCTCTCCTTTGTCTCGTCAAACCACTTCCGCTAACTGCGGGCCCACAGGCTGCGGCCCGGGAATCCCCGTCTGTGGCAATACCTGACTCGGCTGCGACGGCATCCCAGGACGGCCCGTAGGCTGAACAGGATTTGTTCCGTTCACAGGCGGACCAGGAGCACTAGGCGGAGCTAGCGGCGGCCCTTGCAGACCAGGCTGTTGCGGCTGAATCTGTAACTCCGTCGGAGTCCCAGGCGGAATCGCCGGGTCGCCAATAATTCCAGCCAGAATCGGATTAAGCGTCGCTAACGCCTGAATGTGCGCCTGAATGTGAATCAACCCCGCCTTCACGTACGGCAAATCAGGATTCAGACGCGCCTCAAGGGTGTCCAACATCGCCGTGTGCTCAAGTATGTGCATCACGTGATTGTCCGTCGCTAACACCTGCGGCTGCTGGCCTTTCATCATCGCTTCATTCTCAGCCTTCACAAGCTTCAACTGCGATTCCTGGCGATGATACAACTGCGGCAAGTCGCCTTCCGTGTACACGCCGATGTACTGCTGCGCGTCTTTAATCAAACCCGTCTTCATCAAATTGTCCGCCATCTGCATCTTACCCGCCGGAGTCTGAAGCATCGGATTGGTCAATTCCACACTCACCGAATCAATATCGTTTAAATCCGCCGACGTGAACTCTTTTAAATACGGCTCACTCGAGACCCCGACAATCGAAGCCACTTTCGTGCCGATCATGTTCTTCTTGATCGTCTTGATCGTCCCAGTCATCGTCCCTTCAATCAACCGCGCATACGCTTTCTGCGCCCCCGAATTAAATATCACCGACTGCACCGACACAAGAGCCGCATACTGCCCGCTCGTCACGTTCTGGTCCGGTTGCCCGCGATCCATCGCGCTCAAGCCCCCAATCGTTTCCATCGCCTCCACGCACTTGTCCATCAACTGATAACTCTCCGGGGCCGAATGCAAAAGGTTCAAACTCTCCGGCTTGGCATTCTGGCCCATCTTCGGGTCATATTCCAAGTACGTCATCCCAGTGGCCAAATTCTGATAATGCAGATTCGCGCCCTTCGGACCCATGATGAGCTGCGTCGCAAAATTAATGTTGTTGGAGCTGACCGCACTCAAAAGCTCGTTGAACATCTGCTGAATCGGAATCAAATCAAATCCCACCGTGTAGCCAAACGGCGATCCCTGCATCGTCGTCACAATCATGTCGTAAACGGGAATGTGGTCATAGCCGCCTTGCCCCTCGCCTTTATCAAGCGGCCCGTCTTCAAAGACCGTGGTTGGATCAGCCATGACCAGTAAACGACCTTGCGGCACCGCAGGCGTCCGTTCGTGAAAGAAATAAAATACCGGGATCGTTTCCGAATCATGGTGTATAAGTGTGACGAGTTTCGTGCCGTACGTCGATTCGGTATCACTGAGATTCACCACCTCATCATGAAATTTGGGATACATCGCCGCCCAATCGTACTTGTTCACCCAACGCCTAATGCACCGCCACTGCACCATATCGCGGTCCTGATGCGTCGTGTTGATGATTTGATCCAGCGGCGTCACGTTGAAATACTCCATGTCGCCGTCGCGATGCATGAACCCAGTAGCAGGATCGCTTACGACTTCCTCGCCCTTAAACCGATTCCACAGCCCGCAAATGCTCGACTCGCCGAACACCAGACAATCCTCTACCGCCTGCTTGCCCTTGGAATCCAAATCGTACTCCTGCGCCGTGCAATAGCGATTCGACAGCCCGTTCGCAAACTCGATAATCTCCGCCGAGCGACTGTTGCTGTTGAGCACCTGCGCTTTAAATGCGATCTTGTTTTGCGTCGTCTTGATCTTGATGTGCAGAAGAATGTTGCGGAGATGATTCCAAAATGAACGCGTCAGCTCGCCCATCTCGCCGCTCTTGTACATCGAGGCACGCATAATCCAACCCATGTAAAAATTCATGAAGCTGTTACGATAAAGAGCCAAGCGTCCAGTCCTGCGACATTCGTTGTAGTAACTTTCAATGCGGTCCCAAATCTCGTTAGCGCATTCCATCGTCGGAAGATTGGCAAAATACTTTTCCGCGCTGGCGCGTAAAGGCTTCTTCGTCGTGTCCGTCTTGTCAATCACGCTGGATGCACCCCAAATGAATGAACACCTTGCAGTTCGGATCAGGACTCACAGGCTTCAGCCAATTCATCCCCTCCGGCTTGCCGCCGCAAATCTTGCACTTCACGTAATCGGGCATGAGCTTACTCAGCTTCGGAACTTTAATAATCTGCTCAATCAAACTGTCGTTCACCAAGCCACCATCAACTGATTATTTTCAAAAGACGTTTTGTACCCCAGCTGATTCAAAAGAGTCTGAGAATATTTCGCCACGCCGGGAGCCGTCCGTATGATGCTGATAGACGCCGTCCTGAGTCCGGCCGCAGCCTGCGAAATAATGGTAGCGGCCAGAAGAGCCTTGAACGTTACAGCAGGGTCCGTCGTAATCCGACCCGCAACATCCGAAGCGAGCCTTGCATCAATAAACAAGTCCATTCCTTCAGCCATATTGAAATGCCTCCTCCAACGCGCGGGCGTCCTGAGATTTCCGGTTCGGTTTGTCGAAGCTCAAATCAACAACGCGCACGCCGTCAATCATGTAGTCGGGAGGGATGGGATTATGATTGAAATCGACGTTGCGCGTCAGATAGACCAGCTGCATCAAATGATCAAAATGCCGGGCAAATACGTCCTGGTCCAGCTTGTCACGCTTCTCGTCCCAGACCGCATTAGCCAAGCAATGAATCGTCATTGCGCATTCAGGCGACACCAAAATTTTGCCCTGGTTCACTAACTGCCGGAACTGATTGAGCATCGCGTCCAGCGTCTCAGCTTTGTGCACAGGCACAAACGACATTCGAGGATGCACGTTGATCTCGTTGATAAGAATCGGGTCCGCACTGTCCGACACCATCGTCGCTTTCCAACCGTCGCCCCACAACTTCACAGCCTGGCGATCAATCGCCTCCGCAATGCGATCCGCACGAACGTCTGTGCCGGAAAACATCAATTCGCTCTCGACTTGAAGCACCGCTTCCCGATACAAATATGACCCAAAACCGACAGCCGTGTAATCTTTGTAGCCCCAGTCAATTCCAATGTAGCGATCATAAAACGCATAGTACGGATCTTTCTTGACGGGCCGCACATACGCACCCTTCCACTCCGGCACAGCCGCCCGCGATTTGTTGACGACCCACTCGCATTCGTACTCACGTTTCCATTTGTCGTCGCCGTCCACGCTCTTCAACGTCTCGCGCTTCCATTCGTTGATCCGCTCTTCGGTGTATACGTCCGGGTCCATCCGGTGCGCATCCCAGATCGTTAACCGAATAAGCCATCCCTCCGCTTCCGCTAATTGCCGATACCGATACAACGGATGCGACCGCGTATCCGCCGGAGTAGAACTCAAATAAAGATACCCGCCCTCGGCGGAGAAGAGAGCGGGCATCACGACCGAATCGACCAGCGAATCAAGGGAATCGACATCTCGCGCTTCATCAATTCCGGCCTCATGAAACTCCTGGCCGCGACGAATCCGATGCTGCTGGTTATTCGAGCCGCGAAAAATGATGGAGGATTTATTCGGAAATTCCAGAATGAACCGCTGCCGATTGAAAACGGGCCGACTGTCGTCAGGACACTCTTCGTAAGTTTTCTGAATGATCGGCTCAATGTAGTCGAGCAACCCGTCTTTGACAGGCGCAAAGAACCCCGCCTTCCAGCTAGGTTTTTCCAGGCAATGCTCCGTAAACATCATCAACATCTCGGAAGATTTCCCGAGGCGGCGGGTCGTTTCAAAATAGATTTTGCGGCTGATGAGTTTCGCTTTCTCGATGGCGGCCTTCAAAAACTTCTGAGTACTGCGACGGCGATAATTCAACCGCCCGAGCTTCCAGCTATATGCAATCGCTTCCTCGCGCGTCGGAGGCGGCGCGTTCAAAATCATATTAGTGACGCCCATTCCCACCCCCGGCAGGCACTAATTGTTTTGAATCATCCTCCAGCTTTTTGATCATGTCAAAGATTTGCTGTGCACTGCGTACACTGTCGTTCGGCGTGATGTTCGGATTCGTGATCACAACCTGGATCGGTTTGCCGATCCCCCACTCCGCCAGCATCTTAAACGCCTGCAATCTTTCCGTCAGACCAGCAGGCATCTTCGTAATCCCTTCTCTGCTTAACTTGTAATCGTTTTCCTTCCCCGCCGCGACACGACCCACAAACTCAACTAACTTTTCTTCGTCGATTATTTCCGCGCACCGCTCAAGAAACCAATCACACCGCCGCGCCATAAGCACCCCGCCTCTTTAAATTCAAAACACCACGTCCACGCTACCAAAATTTGAGACGGTACAACAGCCGTTTAGCCCTGAGCGGCACCAAGTAATGAAAAAACCAAAACCGCTTGAACTCCTCAGTCTCCGCCAAGAAAATCATCGAACGCGCGTCTTGAGCGGCCCACCATTGCTGTTTCGAGTCAAGATCCAGCCGCGCAATCCGCTTTTTGTCGTCGGGCCAGCGGTACTCAGCAATCGTCGGCCAATGAATCGGTCCGCAATTCATCGCTCCAGTGATCCAGCTAGAGCGTTTCCATGCGTCCCGTACCCCATCGCCAAATTAAATTTGTTCGCCTCGAATTCCAGCTTGACCACGCGAGCCGTCAAATCCGCTACATTTCCGGACATACCGTTAAACGATTGAACCAGGGAATCGTATTGGAGCTGCGTGACGACAACACGATCCGGAAATTTCCGGTCCAACCACGCCACTAAGCCGCGCAACATACTTTTTAGAGCCGTCATCAAAAACCCCGGTTCGCAAAAATATTCCCAATAGCTGCGAGCACGTTCGGAAGCGCGTCAGCGTCGATAATCTTTTCAATCGGATGCCCCTTCGCATCAACGCTCGTCAGTTCCCAGAGCCCGGCAAAATTTGTGTTCTTGAATTGCCGGAAGCGAAAAGTAAAGGATTCCGAGAATACGTACGGGTCCTGCTCGACGGAATCAAGCTGTTTCTGACGATCCAAGAGCTGCAACCGGACACGCTGCTGGTCTTCGCGAATCGAAACGTCGTTTGGATTATCAACGGACCTCTGCCCGCCGAGCGTCCGCGTCTCAGGCATTGCCCGCCCCGTCTATCTTTTGCGTGAGGTCTTCGATTTGCCGTGACGACTGAGAAATCAGTTGATCCAGAAACGCAAGCCCCATCGCCACGGCGGGCGCGTCACGACCTGACACCTGAGAGGCATGGATGACCGCTTGGAAATCACGAAGCATCGAGTGCGTTTTGCGGGCCATCTCCAGAATCGGCGCGTAGTCGCCAGACTCGACGGCTTTTTTGAGTTCGGCATTGAAATCGACGGTGACGGGCGGCGCGGCGTTGTTCCCGCTCATCGCGCAAGCCCTGCTGGAATGAGGCCGTGGTCGGACATTCCGGCATTGAGAACCTTGGGGGTTTTCAACGCTTGCTTCTTGACGCGCCCGACGGGATGCGCTTGCAACGGGACGGAAACGAAGCGGCCTTTGAGCGCACGAGAATAAAACGAGCTGTGGTCGGGCGCGGTCTGGAATGACTGAAAAGCCACAGGCGACACGTTGACGTAGCGGCGTTTGGAGCCCGACTTAAACGTGATGTCGAGCGATTGCTCTTGAGGATTGTATTCGCACAGCTCGAGGAAAGACGAGGCAGGCGCAAACTTATGTTTCCCGACGCCTGTTGCCTGGTCCAGAGTGGGGAGAGCCGCCATAGCCCTTTAGTGATACGTTAAATAGACGCAAAAAGTAAAGCTTTGTTTTTGGACCCACTTGGAAAGATTGGGCCTTACGGCCCATTGCTTATTACTACTACTACTGTTAGACTTGGGACATGAGAACATGCACAAAGTGTGGACATCAGTGGAACCCGAAAGTGCCGAGACCCCAGCGGTGCCCGCGTTGCGGCAAGTGGCTTAATCCGACCCCGAAACCAAAGGAGACCCAATGGCAACCATACTCGTCATCGCCCTCGGCGTAGCACTAGCCCCCTTCGTTGCCTCCGTCTTATGCTGGGTTGCATACATGTTTTTCATAAGCTTATTCGGCATAGTCCTCCTCATCGATAAAGCAACCCAAAGGAGACCCAATTAATATGACCCTCTCAACAATCCTCTGCATCGCCGCCGCCGTCGCACTAGCCCCCGTCATTCTGTTCATCGCGTTCTTTGCCGTCTGCATCGCCGGACTAGCCCTCATGTACATCCTGGCCGTCCTGCTTGAACTCTGCAACGGCAAAAGCTTGAAAAAGGCCCTGTCATGAAACCCGTGTGCGCCGTGATAGATTGCCCAAGCCCAGGACGGGCTTATGTCTGCCCGTTTGACAACAGGCAACATCACCACGGCATGATCCATTACAGTTGTGGATACCCGCCCAGCACTTTGAAATTCCGCGACGACGGCTGGCATCTCATCTGTGAGGCTCATTATCAGCACGTTAAAGCCGAACGCGAAAAATGGGAAGCAAACAGGCCCAATGTCAGGATCGGAGAAACAGAGGCCAAAAATGGATAAGCACACGCCGACGCGCAATCAGTATTGGGACGAAATAGAGAAACAGGAATTACAGGCCGAGATTGACTGGTACGTAGGAACGGAGGTTGGCAATGGATAAGCACACGCCGACCAGGTCTGATTTATTCAATGTAGAAATTAACGAAGATGGTTCGATTATTTCTTTGCTTTCTACTTGGAGAGGCTACGGAAAAAGAGAAATGATCCCACCAATCGCCGTGGGAGATCAGTATATGCTGTTCGGGCACAAACCCCCGTTCAAGTTTACCCATGCTAGATGTGAGTGGACTAAAGAATCTGCCATCGCTAAAGCCGAGGAGAAATAACATGAACGAATTGGAACAATTGTGCCTCGACAAAGCCGACGAGCTTGCGACGGTTGCGGAAGGTTTCGTAAAACAGTTCAACGACGACTCCGAATTAAAACTCATCGGCCCGTTGAGACTTCTTCTAGCCGAATACAAGACAAACCGAACCTTGCTCGAATACCTAACGAAAACACTTTCATTATCGCCGGAGCCGAAGAAACCAGGGGCGAACGCATGAACCATCTCATCGAAAGTCACGGCCCGATTGTCCCGCACCCGTCAGAATTGACGGTTGAGATTCAGGAGTTCGGACGGTGGCTCAGGACCAACGACAACAAACTGCGGACCTACGCGCCGGACCAAACCGCGACGCTGGCTCTGGTTTGCGGATTCCCCAGAGAAATCGTCTACGCCGGGATCAACGACCAGTTAATCCACATCAAACGGATGCTGACGTTCTGGGAATCGCCGTTGGCCGAGCAATGGTTGCGGATGGTAGATTATGATCGGGGGATAAACGAATGATCCCAGAACGCTGCACCTTCTGCAAAAAGCCGAGCGTCGAGAGCCTGGAATTTGAGGCGGGTAACAACGCCGAGACCGCCGTGTGGGTCGAGCTGTGCCAGAAACATTTCGATGAGTATGATAAAGACGAATGGGCATTTCAAGATAAGCACTGCGACAAGCTCAATGACATGGCCGGGCAAGTGCTGATTAACGAGGTTGATGCCCTGATCGACCGAGCCAAATATGAGTAGTGAGATCGGCAAAATCACCCGCAAGCAAATGAGAGAAAAAATGAACCACGAAGAATGGAAACGTTTGAACCAGCGCGAACAAGAACGAAAACACTTTTGGATTCTGTTGACAATTCTTGTCGGTCTTGGCCTTTCAGCCCTGTTCTGGCTGTGCTTCGTGAAGCCGGAATGACCCCCTTCGACCCCTGGGCGACGCATATCCGTTGGTATCAGATCTGGCGGTCGTTCGTGAAAACGCTCCATTTGTTCCCACTGAATAAAGTTGTTGCCAAGCAAGCCTGTACCGCACAGGCCTTTTACGTCATGTACGAAGCCATCGACAAAGTGGAGAATTATCATGCCTGAGCTGAAAGATTTGGGTTGGGTTAATGCCGGGGGTGAAACGTGCAAAACTATCGATAAAGCCGTCGCGATCTGCATGAGCCTAGGCCATGCAGACAACGGCGTTGAGGATCACATTGGTTTTTGCGGCATGGACAACCGTATTTGTTGCGTAAAATGCGGCTATATTTACCACACGGACACGGAGGAATGACATGGAATTTATCTGCCCAGAATGCGGTTCAGACGTTTACTGGAACCCGCCGCCGGGTCAAGTGCAGACATCGGGATGGAAGCGGCTGTGTGACGATTGTCTGGCTGCGATGGTAAAACTCAATGCCGCCCATTAAATGCAATAACCGCCGTAAATTGCAATCAGCAGACGGCCAATTGATTGATTTCGACCCTAAAAAGCACATCGATATTTGCGATTGGTGCGGCTACCCGTTCAACGCTTCGTACCCGCGTCACATCAAAGCGATTGACTGCCCAATTCACGAACCCGGCCATTGGAAATACCTACGGAGGCAAAATCATGGCGAAACCACCGATTAAATCCGACGAGTTGCTCTTGGATGAATTCATTGAGCAGGACATCCGTGCGTGGATTGAGGCGAAGAACTATGAACCGAAACAGCAAGACTTCGAGTTTGAGGAAAACGAATAAAACTTTGCATAACTAATGCTAAATCAAATTTCAAACTTGAAATTTCGCGCTTAACCTTCCAAACCCTCACGTGGTTGAGAAGCCATAAAAATTATGCGATTCTAGGGCCCTAGCGTGGCCCAGAAACGCCTTTCTTGCCTTTTGCGTACCTACTTCCCCAAAACGGTAAAACCGCAAGAAGCGTTACGCCTCAAAAAATTGTTAAGAAAATTAACATGACACCCCCCTTATTGGGACATTTCGACCCCCCCCTCTCCCCCTTTTAAATAAGCACTACAGGGCACCTTTAGTCTATATATATAAGAAGAGAGGAGGGGGGGGGGGAATAAGGGTAATAAGGGGGTCGTTTCCGTCTCAAAACTTTTTGGGACAAAAGTGTCCCAATTATGTCCCAATAAGCCCCCCCTTATTCCCCTTATTGGGACAGCATTGTCCCATTAAGTTTGCCACCTAATTACGCTCCTTTTCCGGCCTCCGGTTTCTTCAATTTTTTGGGTTATTTTGCCATCCTGTTCAAGACCGTAAAGGATCGCAGTCAGCTTTTGCGCTTTAATGCCCCTGATATCATCTAGAATGTTTGTCCGGTCAACGATTCCGTTCTTTTTTATATAAGATTCAACGCGATTGGCTTCCCGGTCCCACTCTTTTTCAGTCATGCGCTCTAAAAGCGTGGGCCATTCTCGTTCAACAGGCCACAAGAGAGCCGAAGTTTCAGCCACGTCTTCTACTTCAATAACAGCGGATTCACGCTCAAAAGCCGCGAGCATTGCGACTTTATGGAAATGTTCATCCCGGAGTTTTCGATAGAAAGCCGACAAAAGGACTTCACAAGATTCAGCGCGTTTATTAAATTCGATCAGCCATTTATGTTTGGCCTTCAGCGCGGCGGCGGAATAAGAGTATTCGCGTTCACCCATTAAAGACAAGTCTTTTAGGCGCGTAATCAAAGCGGAACGTTTTACCGGATCATACGGCGGCGGGTCTTCAACGTGCGATTCGGCTCCAAAATAAGGCACAAGCAGGAATCGCGGAAATAGGCCGGACAAAAAATCGGTTGTTGATCCTTGAAGACTGGCAGCGATTTGAAATGGCGTAGAGGCTCCCTCCCAACAAATGTAGGCGTTAGTGATGGTATGGATTTCGCCTTTTCCAGTTTTGCCTTTGATCTGGCGTTGAATCGGCACTCCGGCGTAAAGTGACATCATGGCCGAGCGCATAGGAGCGTTATAGGTTTGGGCCATCATCTTAAAATAGTATTCCGCCTCGTCATAAAAGAAAACGCGGTGCGGGTTTGCGGCAATATCTTCAATTAAAGCTTCGTGGCTGTACTCTTGTGAGGCTAAGACTCCCGAACAAGCTTCAAAAAGCAAGCGGCGGCCGCTGTTTAGAGCGATGGATTTGTAAGAAGAGGAGTTTCCCATGAGCAGTATCCAAAGGTTCGGCCTGACGTCCCAATCGCCACGCCGGAGTACATGTTTTGATCCGGCAACTGCGGAAAGGACAAGCAGGGCGGTCCATCGGATAAACGGCTCCGGCGATCCTGTGAAATCGCGGCAGTAGGCGTAGAAATCATCGACAAATGTCATTGGCTAAAGACAGGACTTCGGAAGATACAAGGCAGGCAGACAATTCGGGCCACGGTTGGGTGGTTTTGGTCCATTCAACAGCCATTTTATCGTAAGCGTCCATCTTCAAAAATAATGATTCGATAATGGCCGGGTGCAGTTTCATAGCAAGCTTTGAGATGGGGGGTATTTTGGCCATCCATTGTCTGGTGTGATTCTTCATTTCTTCAAATCGGGCGGCTTGTTGTTTTGCAGATGCAGGAGTGTCCATGTCGGAGAGGGGGTATCGTCGCGTTAGATCGACCACTAATTTCACCAGATCGCTTTCGAACTCACAAGATTTAGCGACGGGCATCAGTGTTTGAATGATTTCTTCCGGCGAGAATCGGGCGCGGTGCAGTTTCCCTGCATACGACAAGAAAGCGTTATGGCGGTTATTGTTTTCTTTTGAGATTTCAGCGTAAGGGATCAGTTTTTTAGCTTTTCGCGCCTGCCTATCGGACACTTTCAACAGAAAAGTTTTGATCCATTCCGGCAATCGAGCCAATGCTGTTGTTGACGGCGCAATTTCCCAGGTTCGGATGGGATCGTTGTCATTAGGGACAATGGCGTATCCTCCTTGTCCACGGATATCAAATCCTTTGACATGTCCTACCCAGGAATTTGTTGTGGGAATTGAGAACATCCAATCTTCCCATTTGTAGAAATAATGGCAGCCATGAGTCGAGCGTGATTTCCAGGTAATGCCAAAATCAGCATCAGGGAAATGTTTGACCCATTCCTGGCCGTCGATATCGACGACAAAAAACCCTGAGACGGGGCCCGTCACCGCACCGACGGACATTTTGGGATGCTCTTTTTGCCATTGGGCGATTTCAAAAGAAGTGGGCTTTCTGGATTGATAGGGCTTCCATGTTTCCAGGAGCGGTCGTTTCGTGTCGCCGTAATCTTTGCCGTAAACAGGCCCTTTGACAGGGAAAACCGACCAGCCCATGGCAATATAGGATTGGAGATTCACGAATCAATCACATTTTTTGTTTGGGCTTCCCAACAATCGCGCAAAAGCCGGATCGCCAGATTTTGAGCGCATTGAGGATGCATGAAAATAAAAGAAGTGCCATGCCAGACGATGTTCGGATATTGAACAACGATAAGACAGTAAAAGCATTTTTCATCTTTTACTGGATCAAACGCTTTTGTAGGTTCCAGGTTTAGAGACATAAAAACTCCTTTAAAAACAAACCCCCGCAGACGTAGCGCGTTGTCCCGGTTAAAAGGCAGGGCTACGTTGCGGAGGAAATCGTAAAGTTAGGATTCAACCGGGCCAACATGGTCCGATTAAAGCAAATCTTTAAAAATTGTCAAAATACGAACCTAAGGCCTCAAAATGCCGTCCCAGGAAGGCCCCTAAAAAATCTTTTTGAGGGTTTACTGCCTTGACTGCCTACTTGATGTTGTAGTATAACAAACGGGTGAAAACATTAAAACAACTGATCTGCCGGAAATGCGGTTATCGATGGTTTCCGCGCAGTAACAGAATCCCTGTCAAATGTCCTGAATGTCAGTCGAGAGATTGGGACGAAAAATAAGCAAAAACTCGTAAAAATGCCAATGGGAATTTATCCTAGGAAACCGCTCAAAGAACGATTTTGGAAATTTGTACGGAAAGGAAAGAATTGCTGGGAATGGAAAGGCGCGACTTACGTAAAGGGTTATGGCGAAATCGGAGTAACCAATCAGCTCATTGGAGCCCATCGCGTTTCCTGGCAAATTCATTATGGACCAATTCCAAAAGGACTCTGCGTTTTACACCGTTGCGATAACCCCCCTTGCACGAATCCGAAACATTTGTTTTTGGGGACCAAGGGTGACAACAATCGGGACAAGGTTAAAAAATGGCGGCACCGTTACGGAGTTCATCATCATTTGACAACTTTAACGGAATCCCAAATCGCGCAGATTAAGAAATACGGGCAGGCAAGACTTGTTCCCTTTATGCACCTAGCAAAGATTTTTAGAACATCGGAAATGACAATCCATAACATCGTCAAAAATCGTACCTGGAGGTACATCAATGCTGAAAGCTAAAAAAGCAGAACTCGTAACACCCAGCAAACCGAAATTCATGTTGAGCGGAAAATCCGGCGTTGGAAAGACATTTTTTGCCCTGAATTTTCCAAAACCGTATTTTATTGATTGTGAGCGCGGAGCCAGTCGAAAACAATACACAGATAAATTGATCGCCTCAGGCGGCGTTTACATGGGGCCCGATGAAGGAAGTCAGGATTTCAGAGAAGTGATTGCTCAAGTTCGAGAACTAGCGACAACACAGCATCCGTTTAAGTCGTTAATCCTAGACAGTTTTTCCAACCTATATTTATTGGAAGCTTCAGCCGCAGAAGAACGAGTAGGTGCTGATTTTGGAAAAGACAAGCGGGAAGCAAACCGTCCTAGCCGTCAATTGATGCGTTGGCTTGAGCGCATTGATTTGAATGTGGTTCTAATCTGCTTTCAGCGAGACAAATGGGTTAGGCAAGGGAAAGAATTGATTATGGAAGGAAGCACTTACGAAGGGCCGCCGCGCCTCGATTATTTTTTGGATTTATGGATTGAGGCTCGAATGGTCGGGATCAGACGGTTTGCAACAGTTATAAAAAGCCGTATCGACGAGTTCCCTGTAGGCACAGATATTCCGCTGGATTACGAGACGTTCAAGAAATTGTACGGCGCGGCAATTGTAGAAGGACCTGTAAAACCAATCACGTTAGCGACTAAAGAACAAATTGACGAGATACAGCGTATTACAGAACTTCTAAAAGTGCCTGAAGAAGATATTGAAAAGTGGCTCACTAAAGCACAGGCCGTAGAGATCGAAGACCTGAGCCACGAAAACGCGACGAAATTATTGGAATTTCTCACGAAAAAATTAAAGGGGGAATCCAAGTGAGCATGGAACCGATTAACACAAGAGGCCAATTCGACACGTCACTACCCGACGGAGAGCGGGAATTCCGCATTGAGGAAATCCGGCGCGTTGAAAAAGGCGTCAATGTCTTTTACATCTGGCGGTTATCCTTTGATGGGTCCGGGGAGCGCGAGGAAGGCGAACAACTCTTATTGCCGAGCATGATGGGTGATCTTTTACGCGTATTGGGATGTGAAGAAACTGGGCCGAAGAAATTTAATTGGGACCGCGACCTTCTGCCGGGCAAGCATTTTATCGCCACGGTGTCGCATAGCCCGGACAAGAAAAAGCCGGAGGTTATCCGGCAATATATGGACGGGTTTAAGAAATCGGGCAAAGCCGACGAGGATCTTCCTTTTTGAGCGTTACTTTCTCTCTCAAAAAAAGCCGAGAGGAGTTGATCAAGCAAGGTTATGACACCTGGATCGTCGAAAAGCCGTGGAATCAGTACACGAAAAAGCGCGAAGATTTATTTCACTTCGCCGACCTTGTTGCAATCCGTGATGATATTGTTGGGGTCACAGCTATTCAAGGAACCGGAGAGGACGCGTCAAGCCACGTCAAGAAACTGCTTGAAGGGTTCGCTGATGCGAAAGGCAATGCGATACCGCCCAATCCGCATCTTCGGACTTGGCTCAAAACGGGGAATCGCTTCTTTATTTGGTCCTGGCGTCTCCGGGGCAAAAAAGGGAAAAGAAAGCTGTACAAGTTAAGACAGATCGAGTTTTTCATTGAAAATAACAGTGTTATCCATCGAGAAATCCCAGAGGTAGAAGTTGAAGATTGACCAGACCTGGTGGTTGGAGCGATTCGTTCTGGAAATGCAGATTTCCAAGTATCGTCCCGATGAGAGCGAAAACGCTGTTGAGATCGCCTATCAAATTATGGCAACCGTGAGAGGATTGGCCTGATTGTGACGTTTCTGCTTGATCCGCATCACGTTTGGGAGAACTCTTGGACCACCGAACATCCCGAACCGTTCATTAAAGAGAACGGCTGGACATGGGAGGAAACTTTGGCCAGAGCTGAATGGCATCAAGCCCGGTGGGAAGCCTACAAGCAACAGTTTCCGCTGGAGTGGCAACGGGCGACTAGCGTTTTGGATGATCCCGCATGATCTCGTCCGACAAATTTATCGATCTGCTGAGACGCGAACGAATCCAGTTGCACAAGGAAGATCGGGATTCAGATTACGTCAAGGGGATGATGCAAGGCTTAAGGCTAGCGACGGTCCTTGTTAAAGAGCTGCAAGCTTCCTGCAAAGGACGCCGCGTATCCAATCCTGACGGCAGGGCCGGGCATGACAAAAAAGAGTGAGCAGAAGGTGCGCCATAAAATCACGTTATCCAGAAAAGGTACGAAGCTTGCCTGTAGTGAGCTTATGTGGCTGGCGGAAATAGCAATGCAATGGCGTGATGTGACTTGTCCAAAATGCTTGGCAAAGAAAAAATGATCTTTCACTTTGGCCCCTCTAGCTCTCAATGGTCCATTGAGCCCGACTACAGCCTGGGCGTCAGGCAGGGGCCTCTCACTTTTGCCCCGGCCGCTCCCAACGGACCCTCCAACGTTACGTTGGGCTGGCGGAGCTTTTAGCTTTGGGGATGAGCGAGCAGACGCATCGACTACCGTCTCTCGCCGGAGAGTTTAGATGTCATCCATTACTCCGTTTAGCTGAGAGCAAGGGTTCTAAAAGTCGAGCATCCCCTTAGAACTATGGGACAACTAAAATTCCTCGGACGAGTAAAACCTAAAAGCCACAAGAAACTTCCTGTGAAAGGCTGTGATTGCTGGAAATGCAAACATGGAATGTATCAGTTTGCGAAGAAGAAAAAGGCAGCAAAGAACAAATGACATTTCTTGCGTTAAACCATGAAAGGAGGCTCAATGAAAAATAAAAAAGTGGTCATCGTACGGACTTATAGCGCGGGTGTATTTATGGGGGTATTAAAATCGCGGAAAGGTCAGGAAGTTGTGCTTGAAAATGCAAGGCGTATCTGGTATTGGGCTGGAGCGGCTTCTTTAAGTCAATTGGCTATGGAAGGGACTTCTAAACCGGAAAGCTGTAAGTTTCCTTGTCCTGTAGATCGCGTTGAACTTTTACAGGCTATCGAAATTCTCGACGTCACTGAACGAGCGCGTAAAAGCATAGAAGCAGTCCCTATATGGCAACAATAGGGTCCGGGTCCGGGTCCGGGTCCGGGTACGGGTACGGGTACGGGGACGGGTCCGGGGACGGGTCCGGGTCCGGGTACGGGTCCGGGTACGGGTACGGGGACGGGTCCGGGGACGGGTCCGGGTCCGGGTACGGGTCCGGGTACGGGTCCGGGGACGGGTACGGGGACGGGGACGGGTACGGGGACGGGTAAGAACAAATGGAGCGAAACGAAGAATTGATTGAGGAGTTTATATTGATAGGCGCGCTAAGATTTGCGATTGATTGTTCTACTGGCTATGTTGAAAATGCGTTGTATTTAGGCCCTCAATGGTCAGAAATGGCCGAAGCTCTGGTATGCGAGGCGTATGGGTACTGCTGAATGACCATCCGCCTTCAAACGCTTGTTGGGCTTATCTGCGGAATGATCGTCGGATATCACTATTACCGATGGTGGGGAGTGTTGATGGCTCTGGCGGTTTACGGATTAAAGTCATGAGTGAGGAAAACATGGCCATGAAAACAAAAGAGCAAAAAAAAGCGGAGCGTGAAACCTATCGGCGAGAAGTTGATGCTTGCGATTGTCTTTCGCCGGAGCGTAAGAGTTATATCCAATCCCAAATGGATTTCGCGGAGGACTTCTCCGACGGTGCGTTTATGGCTTTCATGGAAGAGTCCGGTATTGACGTCTCGGAGTTGAAATGTTTTTCGACAACGCATTATGCGGAGACGCACCAGGGAGCTCAATGATAAGTCTCTTAAAACAATACATTCATTGCTTACTGCATTTTCACCGTCCGGTCGACTACTTTAGACTAAATGGTTCTATTTCTCGGGAATGCGAATGCGGATGGCCAAGACCGTGACGACAATTCTTTTGCTCTTGCTGCTTCTTTCCGGCTGCGGGACCTACAAGCCCTGCCACTTGCCGAGCGGGGAACCTTTGACGCAGGCGGATGCGAATTTGCTGAAGAATCAAGGACTGACTGTAAGTTGCCCGGGCGATGAATGATTCCGGAAATTTTCTGGTCTAAGGTTAAAAAAACAAAAACCTGTTGGCTGTGGACCGGAGCTAAAAATAGTCGCGGACATCCTGTGAGATATGGAAAGGTTTCAATTAGCGGCAAGTGGTGGAAGCATGAAACAGCACACCGAGTTGCATGGAAATTAACTCACGGAAAAATCCCTGCCGATAAGATGGTTTGCCATAAGTGTGCCATCCCTTTGTGCGTAAAACCAACACATTTATACCTTGGTACAGACAGTGATAATCAACTAGATCAAATCGATACGTCGCGGTGGAAACATATAAAAAAACGGAAATCCGTTAATAAGCGATACAAAATTACGGAGAAAACTGTTCGATGGATTCTTGAAAATTACAGGCGCGGAAAAGGCAGGAAAATGGCTAAACGATTTAAAATAAGTCCGCCTCAAATATCCAGAATCGTAAATCGTAAAGGATGGGCCTGGGTTCGATAAGATCGCCACAGCCTGCGGTTTCGGGGATAACCGCTAACCCTTCCTAATCTACCTTTGCTGTGATAGGTTTAGTTGCTGAGCTACGACAGCAATACTCCCGATACTCCCCCAAGCGTTTGCACTTGAATTCGCATTTGTTCCCGTATCGGTCGAACTCACGATTTTAGCCTGAAGCTCGATCTTCACATTTCCGGCAGTGGTTGGCTTGGCAAACACAAACGAGTTGGCGTCCATCGTCTGCAAGATTAACCCAATCGACTCGTCGGCATACTCGCAATCCGCCGTCGAGATAACCCCGTCCACAACCGGGCACTGGTCGATAATTCCCTGCAACGCCGCGCTCAAGGTCTGCATCCGACTGCAATACGTGACCTGTGTAGGCGTAGACGGAACTCCATTTACCAGAACTCGGAAATACACCGCTCCCGTCGCCGTCACGCTCTCTTTCTTGCCCTTCTGAGTGCTGACGTTGGTCTCGGTATAAATACCGCACTCGCCAGTGGTAAGAAGCGTCAAGAGCTTGTTATTGGAAGTCTTGGTACTGAAACTCCCAATCGTCGTCCAGTCCATATTGGCCTTGACTAAACTAACGTCGCTGGCTGTGAACCCCGTTCCGATCGCCTGAACGGTAGAACTCAACATCCCTAACAGACACATCAAACTAAGTACTTTTTTCATGTTTTAACCCCTCTTGAGGCGTCGCCTGTTGGCAGGCAAAAGCCCGTTTTTACTTCTTTCGACTAAATTTCCTGGGTTCTAAGACCCCCTTCGGCAATAGGCGACCCCACATTGTGCGCGCCTTGGACTTGGCGGCTGAGTAACGCGCGTCCGAGAATCGCGTAATCGAAACATCCGGGACCTTGATATAAAACACCATGAAACGCTTCGGAATAAGGCGTAGTGTGTGAGCCATTCTCCCACATAGGCACCTCGTCCCCAATCCCCCAGACTCGATGAAGAAATGCAGGAACTCGTCGCAAAACAAGAACCGCAGTTGTTGCCGCCCACCTAAATTCAGCGTTTCCATGCGCCATTGATTATTGAATCGTCAATGTTCCGGGCGTTGCCGTCATAGGCACATTGGCCCCGGACGCATCGGAAGCTACAACGTTAGTAACAGAGATTACGTATGACTTCTTGACAGCTGAATCAGCCGCCTGCGCTGTCACAATCGCTACAATACCCGTCTTCATTGCGTTCTGGTTTAACCCGAAGACAATCACCTTCACGCCGCCCGCTATGAAAGACTCCGTCACGCTCTTACCTGCATCGGAGGCCGAAGGCCCTACAACGACTTTCGTCGCTGTAATCCCGGTAGGAAGCATCAGATCAAACTGAAGAGCACTTACTCCTGTAGATCCCGACGTGAACGTTACCGGGATATTTACCGAAGATCCAACACTAACAACGTTGGCTCCA